CTCAATTGTGAGATATTACGTTGAGAAAGGACAAAATACTCTGATAGTCGTTCCGACGACATCCCTTGTAGAGCAGATGTATAAAGACTTTGCAGATTATGGATGGGATGTGGGTTCATACTGCCACAAAATATATGCTGGAAAAGAAAGAGAAACAGACTCTCAGGTGATCATTACAACCTGGCAGTCCATCTACAAACTTCCTCGTCAATATTTCTCAAGATTTAATGTGGTTGTAGGAGATGAGGCACACCAGTTCAAGTCTAAGTCATTAGTATCTATAATGACAAAACTTTCTGATGCAAAATATCGTTTTGGATTTACTGGTACATTAGATGGTTCACAAACTCACAAGTGGGTTCTAGAAGGTTTATTCGGTCCTTCTTATAAGATTATCCGTACTGATGAGTTGATGCAGAAGGGTCATGTTGCAAAACTCGATATTAACATCCTTTTACTGAAACATCCACCCAATAAATTTGAAACTTTTGAAGATGAAGTTCAATATATCATCAATCACGAAAAACGCAATAAGTTTATTCGCAATCTTGCTCTTGATCTTAAAGGGAATACTTTAATTCTATTCTCCAGAGTCGAAGGTCATGGTCAACCTTTGTACGATCTCATAAATAATAGCAAATCTGATCATCGACACGTTTTTTTCGTTCATGGTGGAGTGGATACTGAAGATAGAGAAAAAGTTAGAGAAATTACTGAAAAAGAAAATGATGCGATCATTGTGGCGTCATACGGAACGTTTAGTACAGGAATTAACATTAAGAATTTACATAACGTTATTTTTGCTTCACCTTCAAAGTCTAGAATCCGTAATTTACAATCAATCGGAAGAGTACTGCGAAAAGGTAACAACAAAGTAAAAGCAACTTTATATGATATTGCCGATGATATCAGTTATAAATCAAGAAAAAATTATACTCTTAATCATTTAATTGAAAGAATAAAAATTTATAATGAAGAAAATTTTAATTACGATATTGTAAACATACCGATTAAAAACTAATGGGAGATGAATTTTACGCAATAATAAAATTAGTTTCTGGTGAAGAAATTTTATCTTTAATAATGGTGGACGAAAACGATGGAGATCCTCTCATAGTATTACAAAACCCAATTGTAATAAAATTATTGAGTAATAATGGAGAAACTTACGTAAAAGTAAAACCTTGGATAGAATTAACCTCAGAAAGTATATTTTTCATAAAATTAGATAAGGTTATAACTATGACTGAAACAACAGATGAAAAGATAATATCAATTTATGAAAATTATATTAATGAAGATGAAACAGAATTTAATACTAATGGTAATAAAATTAAGTTATCTAAAAAAATGGGATATGTTTCATCTGTTGAAGAAGCTAGAAAGAAGCTAGAAGAAATTTATAATGATATTAAAGAAAGCTAAATCTCATCCTTCAACCCTAACAAAGGTATTCTACTGGTATTTTTAACTGCTGTCAAGTCTAGGAATAATATGGTAATCTGTGTTATAATATAAAAATATTTTATTGTATTAAATTCCAATGCTATGCCAAAGAAAAAATCAGAACATTATGTAAACAATAAGGATTTATTAGAAGCATTAATTGTTTACAGGGAAAAGGTAGAATTGGATTTTTTGAGTAAAAATTCTAGGAGACCGACTAAAGAAGACCGATCAAAGCATTGGCAAGGAAAACCTCCTATTCCAAATTATCTTGGAGATTGCTTTTTAAAAATCGCAACTCACTTGTCGTATAAACCTAATTTTGTCAATTACATGTTTAGGGAAGATATGATATCTGATGGCATTGAAAATTGTGTACAGTATATTCATAATTTTGATCCCGAAAAAAGCACCAACCCATTTGCATATTTTACTCAAATTATTCACTATGCTTTTTTGAGGAGAATTCAAAAAGAAAAGAAGCAACTAGAAATAAAGAATAAAATTATTGAAAGAAGTGGATTTGATGAGGTGATGATGGTTGATGATGGCTTGCTTTTTGGAAGCAGTAGCGACTATAATACGATCAAGGACAATATTCAATACAGAAACCGATGAAGGTTGCTATCATTACTGATACTCATTATGGTGCTAGAAAGGGTTCAAAATATCTTCATGATTATTTTGAACTTTTCTATAAAAACGTTTTCTTTCCAGCATTAAAAGAACACAACATAGAAGCAGTCATTCATATGGGTGATGCCTTTGATAGTCGCAAGTCAATTGATTATCAAAGTCTTGAATGGGCAAAGCGTGTGGTTTTTGAACCTCTTAAAAAATATGATGTTCACATGATTATTGGTAATCATGATACTTATTATAAAAACACTAATAGTGTAAACTCTCCAGAACTTCTTCTTCAAACTTATCCAAATATTAAAACTTATAGTGATCCTACAGAAGTTAATATTGGTGGTTTGAATATTTTATTGATACCTTGGATTAATCAAGAAAATGAAACGTCTACTTTTAAACTTATTCAAAAGACATCTAGCAAGGTTGCGATGGGGCACCTTGAGTTCCAAGGATTTAGAGTTAATCGACAACTCGTCATGGAACATGGTTTGGACAGCAAACTATTTGAGAACTTCAAACGTGTCTACTCTGGACACTATCACACTAGATCGGACAATGGAAAAATTTTCTATCTAGGTAATCCTTATGAAATGTATTGGACAGATGTAAACGATACGCGAGGATTTCATATTTTTGATACGGAAACCCTCACTCACACTCCAATTAACAATCCTTATAAATTATTTTATAACATTTATTATGAGGATACTCCTTATCAATTGTTTGATGCAACCGAGTATGAAAACAAAATTGTTAAGGTGATTGTACGTAAAAAATCTAAACCAAAAGATTTTGAAAAGTTTATTGATAAACTTTATTCTGCAAAAATTCAAGAATTAAAAATTGTAGAAAACTTTGATATCATTGAGAACGAAAATTTTGCAATTGATGAAGAAGAAAGTACAATTTCAATTCTAAATCGTTATATTGAAGAATCTGAATTTGAATTTGATAAAACAATTGTTAAAGGAATCTTTGAAGATTTATACAAGCAAGCTTGCGAAGTAGAGTAAAATGTTTCTTCTAACTCTTAAAGATAAAAAAGACGAAGGCGCTTATGCCGTTCAGGATCAATATGGACATAAAGTTTTATTTCTTTTTGAGGAAGAAGATGATGCAACTCGTTATGCTTTGATGCTTGAAGATCAAGAAGAAACTGAAATGGATGTCGTTGAAGTTGATGATGAACTTGCTATAAAAACATGTAAATATCACAATTATAAGTATACTGTAATTACCCCTGATGATATTGTAATTCCCCCAAAAAATGTTAGTATTTAATAAAATTCGTTGGAAAAATTTCCTCTCAACTGGAAATCATTTTACTGAAATTAATTTTCAATCAAGTAATACAAATTTAATTATTGGGACAAACGGAGCAGGTAAGTCTACAGTTCTAGATGCTCTTACTTTTGTTCTTTTTAATAAACCTTTTCGAAAAATCAATAAACCCCAATTAGTTAATACTACTAACGAAAAAGATTGTCTTGTTGAAATTGAGTTTTCTGTAAACAATCGTGATTATTTGGTTCGTCGTGGCATTAAACCTAGTATTTTTGATATTGAAGTAAATGGTGTTGCTCTTCATAAAGAAGCAGATGATCGTGCTAATCAAAAAATTTTAGAAGAAAATATTCTTAAAGTAAATTACAAGTCTTTTACTCAGATTGTAATCCTGGGTAGTAGCACTTTTGTTCCTTTTATGCAATTAACATCTGCAAATCGTAGAGAAGTTATTGAAGATCTTTTAGATATTCGTATTTTTTCTGCGATGAATAATTTAATCAAGGAGAAAATAAAAGCAGAAAAAGATGAGATTAAATCTTTAAATTTAACAAAAGATAATCTCAAAGATAAAATTAAAATGCAGCAAGATTTTATCGAAGAACTTGAAAATCGTGGAAACGCAAATATTAATGCCAACAAGGAAAAGATTTTTAAGTTAGATTCTGAAGTTGATCAGTATTTAATTGACAATTCTGAAATTGAAGAAAATATTATTAAGTTCACTAAAGAGCAAGAAGAAGTTGTTGGTGCTGGAGATAAGTTAGTAAAGCTTAACAATCTTAAGGGTAAACTATCACAAAAAGTATTTTCTATTACAAAAGAGCATAAGTTTTTCAGCGAAAATACGGTCTGCCCTACTTGTACTCAAGAGATTGAGGAATCATTTCGGTTAAATAGAATTGAAGATGCTCAAAATAAAGCAAAGGAACTCCAGAAAGGTTTTCAGGAACTTGAGGAGACCATAAAATCAGAACAGGAGAGAGAGCGTCAATTTACAGTTCTTTCCAGGGAGATTACGAAACTCAATCATGAGATTTCTCAAAACAATACTCGGATATCACTTAACCAGCGACAAATCCGAGATCTTGAAAATGAAATTCAAACTATTACCGAAAACCTTGCAAACAGAAATTCTGAACATGAGAAGTTAGAAGAATTTAAAGAAAATCTCCAAAAAACATTTGAATATCTTTCAAAGAAAAAAGAAGAAATCGTTTATTACGATTTTGCCTATTCCTTACTTAAGGACGACGGCGTTAAAACGAAGATAATTAAAAAGTATCTTCCGTTCATAAATCAGCAGGTGAATCGTTATCTTCAGATGATGGATTTTTATATTAATTTTAATCTGGATGAAGAATTTAATGAAACTGTAAAATCACCTATTCATGAGGACTTTTCTTATAGTTCTTTTAGTGAAGGTGAAAAAATGAGAATCGACCTTGCTCTTCTCTTTACTTGGAGAGAAGTTGCCAGAGTCAAAAACTCTGTTAATACCAATCTGCTGATTATGGATGAAGTATTTGATTCATCTCTTGATGGATTTGGCACTGATGAGTTTTTAAAAATCATTCGTTATGTCATTAAGGATGCTAATATCTTTGTGATCTCTCATAAGACGGAACTGCATGACAAATTTGAAAGTGTCATAAGGTTTGACAAAATCAAAGGTTTTTCTCGTATGGTATCTCAAGAAACAACAGAAAAATGAAACTTCCAAATTGGCAACACCACAGTAAAAAGGAGCAAAAGCGAAAACTGAAACCGCAAGCACTCCGACAAGCAAAGGCAAGACGCCAAGCACTTAAGAACCGCCTCTCAAAGGGTGGTTCTTCTTTTTTATAAATATTTAAAAAGTTTTTTATAAAAATGAAAGGACAAGAATTACAATCTTTGTATGAAGCATATATTAATGTGTATGCGGAACAAAATTTAACAGAAGAAACTATTGAAGAAATTTCAGAAGAAGTAGAAATTGCTTCTAATTATTTCTATGAAATGGGTCTTAATGAGGATGGCGTTGATATCCTTATTGAAGAACTCGGTGTAGAAGAGTTTGCTAATTTTGTTTATGATATTGCCGAAGAATATGTTTTAACTGAAGCAAGAGCAGGTGGTGCAAAGATTGAACCTAAACTTTCTACTGGAGAGCCAATTAAAGGTAAACCAAAGTCACAATCTATTAAAGCTCTTCAGAGGAAAAAAGCAGCAAGACGAGCAGCAGAAGACAAGGCATCGGAATCGAAACCATCAGGTTTGAAAGCATCTCTACAAAGACAATCTGCTGTTGCTGCTGCTGCTAAAAAGCAACCTAGAAAACCAGGAGTATTAGATCGTGTTGCTGGTGCTGTGAATAGAGGTATTGAGGCAGCACAAAAAAGAGCAGCATCTGATGTTGAAAAGAGAAAGAAATTTATGAGTGCTGCTCGTGAAACTGGCAAAGTAATTGGTAAAGCTGCAAGAGGTGCTGGACAAGTTGCCCGTGAAGTTGGTAGAGGTGCAAGTGGTGCTGCTAGACTTGCTGGACACGTTGCTAGAAAAGGATTGAATGATGAATATATTATGGGATATTTGATTGATGAAGGTTATGCTGAAACACCTGAAGCAGCATATGCTATTTTGGAAAATATGGGTGAGGAGTGGAGAGAAAATGTTGTCGAAGAAATCCTTTACGAACTAAATCGTGCGGAAAGGGAAACTGGTATCAATACCAAAACTGGTAGACCAACTTCCACGGGTGGTATGAAAGGTGATGCAGCATTCATCCGCACTAAAAAGATGATCCGTGGTATGGAGGGACCTCCTGCAGGGCAGCGTAAAAAAGTTCCTGGTAAGAAACCACCTGCTGCAGGCGAATATGGTTCTGGGGTAAAATCTCCTGCTCAAAGACTTGCACTAAAACGTGCTGCTGAAAAGAGATCGCAAGAATTCCAAAGTGATACTAGAGGAACTTGATGTTAGACGAAACAAGTCTCCTCTTTATAATTGAGTGAGACCACTTTCCAAACTGGCACACTAGAGGGTTTCACCACCCTCTTTTTTTGTATGATACGTTCATACGCAACAAACCCATGACCGTTCGCCACGAAATCAAATCTCAACTTGCCAAGCTGCTTGCCACGGAAGATCTTGTGGTTGAGCACAAGAAGGTAGAGACTGCTCAATTCAACGTTCACACCCGTGTGCTCACGCTTCCTATGTGGGAGAAAGCAAGCAACACCGTATACGATCTCCTGGTGGGGCATGAGGTGGGACACGCCCTTTACACCCCAGATGAGGATTGGACAGTAAACGTAAAGGTTCCTCCACAGTTTGTGAACATCGTGGAAGATGCCCGTATTGAAAAGATGATGAAGCGCCGTTATCCTGGTCTTGCCAAGACCTTTTATAACGGATACAAAGAACTTGCTGATCAGGATTTCTTTCAGATTGGCGATGATAAAGTAGAAACTTATAATCTTGCCGATCGTGTAAACCTGTGGTTTAAAATTGGAAACTACACGGATATCCCGATTGAGCGTGGTGAGGAAACTGAAATTGTCAACCTGGTTGCTGATAGTGAAACTTTTGCAGATGTATTGATTGCTGCAGAGGAGCTCTATAAGTATTGCAAGCAGAAGCAACAGGAAGAAACTAAAATCCAGATTGATGATCTTCAATCGCAAAGTTCTGGCGCAAATCGTCAACCTGCCTCTGATTTTTCTGATCAGCAAGAAGGTGAGAATGATCAATCAGAATCTGATGGTTCCGAAGGTTCTGCATCTGATCAAGACTCTTCTCAACCCAAACAAAAACCCTCTACTTCTAATGAGGGTGGAGAGGATAGTGAACCTGAAGTCAAGACCATGGATAACCTTGAGGAAGCACTCAAGGATCTAATTAACGATGACGGTTATGAAAATGTATATCTTGAACTTCCTAAACTTGATCTTGATAAAGTAATTGTTCCCAATTCTGAAATTCACGACAAGTGTAAAGAAACTTGGGATACCTATCTTACTAACTGTGGATATACTCACCAAGAAATTTTTGGTGAAGTTGATAAAAAGTTTGTAGAATTCAAACGTTCTGCACAGAAGGAAGTAAACTATCTGGTAAAAGAGTTTGAATGTCGTAAGGCAGCAGATTCTTATGCTCGTGCTTCAACTGCCCGTACAGGTGTTCTGGACTGCTCTAAACTTCACACATACAAATATAACGAAGATATCTTCCGCAAGGTGACAACTCTTGCTGATGGTAAGAATCACGGTCTTGTATTTGTTCTTGACTGGTCTGGTTCTATGTGTGATGTTATGTTGGATACCGTCAAACAACTCTACAATCTCATTTGGTTCTGTAAAAAAGTTAGTATTCCTTTTGAGGTTTATGCTTTTACCACAGACTATCCTCTGGTAAAATATGATGATGGTAAGGCAAATCTTCGTCAACTTGCATATAAGAAAAAAGATGGTCTTGTTCAAGTTGGAGAATGGTTCTCTATGATGAATCTTCTTACCAGTAAAGTAAATGGTAAAACACTTGAGGATCAAATGAAGAACATCTTCCGCCTTGCAATTTCTTTCAACTGTAGGAATTATTCTCGTTATGCTGCTCCTGTTGGAATGAGTCTTTCTGGAACTCCTCTAAACGAGGCGCTCATTTCCCTTCATCAAATTCTACCTAAATTCCAAACAGAGAACAAACTTCAAAAGGTTCAGTGTGTTGTTCTAACTGACGGAGAAGCTTGCCCAATTAAGTATCATCGTGAGATTCAACGGCGTTGGGAAAACGAACCTTTTATGGGAACTGCACATATTGGACCAAATGCTTTCCTTCGGGATCGTAAAACAGGCAATACCTATTCTTTTGATTGTGAATGGCATGAGTTTACCGATGTTCTTCTTCGCAACTTGAGGGATTGCTTTATCAATATTAATTTTATTGGTATTCGTGTTTTAGAATCTCGTGATGCTGGTTCTTTTATCCGCCGTTATTGTGGATGGTACGGTGATGAGTACGATAAAGTGATGGGTTCATGGAGAAAGGAAAAGGCATTCTCTATCAAAAAGTCTGGATATCATACTTATTTCGGTCTTTCTTCTAATGCTCTTTCACAAGATGCTGCATTTGATGTTGCTGAGGATGCTACCAAATCACAGATTAAAAACGCATTTGTGAAAAGTCTTAAAACTAAAAAAATGAATAAGCGTATTCTTGGCGAGTTTGTGGAACTTGTTGCATAATAAATAATTTTACAGAATTCTATTAATCCTAATGAGTAGATTTACAGACTTGTTCCAAGAACCAGCACCTGCACCAGCACCTGCACCAGCACCTGCACCTGCACCAGAACCCGCAAAGGTTGAAGAAACTGTGGTTGAAAAACCAGTATCTTCACCTAAACCAGCAAAGAAAAAATTTACCATGGATTGATGACCAATTTTTGAACTGGCACAGGGGGCACTACGCTGCCCCCTTTTTGCTTCTATAATTACTTTGTTGAAACGAACCACCCAATTTCATCATGCCCCGCAAAACTTCCGTGACTGACGCACAACTGATTGAATCTCTTAAGAACCTGTATGGAACTGAAATCACCTCTGGTGATCTCCGAGGTTTCTGCGCTTATCGCAATCTTAACTATCAGACTATTTCCAACAAACTTGTTCAATACAAAACCGATCGTGGACGCTGGAACCTGGAAGTGACTCAAGAACGTGTTGAAGAAATTGAGCGTTCTTATAGTGCTCCTGCTGTCCTTCCTACCTCCGAACAAAATCTCATTCCCGACAAAGATGATACCTTCGTCAAGTTTGGTAATTTTAACGATATCAAAAAAATTATTCAGTCCAATATCTTTTACCCTACGTTCATTACGGGTCTTTCGGGTAATGGTAAAACGTTCTCTGTGGAGCAAGCTTGTGCTCAACTGAAGCGTGAGATGATTCGTGTGAATATCACGATTGAAACTGATGAGGATGATCTGATCGGTGGTTTCCGCCTTGTAGATGGCGCCACTGTTTGGCACAACGGTCCTGTTGTAGAAGCACTTCAGCGTGGTGCTATCCTGCTGCTGGATGAGATTGACCTTGCTTCTAACAAAATTCTCTGCCTACAATCCGTGCTGGAAGGTAAGGGTGTTTTCCTTAAAAAGATTGGGCAGTATGTAAAACCTGCTGCTGGATTCAACGTGTTTGCCACCGCTAACACCAAGGGCAAGGGTTCTGACGATGGGCGCTTTATCGGCACCAACGTGCTCAACGAAGCGTTCCTGGAGCGTTTTCCTGTGACCTTTGAGCAATCCTATCCCGCCCCTAGCACCGAGCAGAAGATCCTGGAAGGCATCGCTCTGGACCTTGGCGTGGAAGATCGTGATTTCTGCAAGCGCCTGGTGGACTGGGCAGACATCATCCGCAAGACCTTCTACGATGGTGGTATTGAGGAAATCATCAGCACCCGCCGTCTGGTTCATATCATTCGTGCTTATAGCATCTTTGGTGACAAGGCAAAAGCAATTCAAGTTTGCATCAATCGTTTTGATGACGAAACCAAGCAAGCATTCCTTGAACTTTATGACAAGGTTGATGCTGACTTCAAAATGCCTTCTGAAGAATCCGTTGACACATATCGTTCTGTTTGATATAATTGGGGAAGGTAAAAATGTGCCTTCCCTTTATTCTTTATTTTTGAAAAATTATGCCTTCTGAAAATTTTGAAAGCACTTACGAAAGTTCAATTCCAAAAACTAACAACTTCACATTTCTAGGAGGAGCAAGTTCTTCCGATACAATTTCTTTCGGAAATACTCATCTTCCTGGAGGAATGCAAGACTATTGGGATTATGATGGAATTAGTTTTACGGGAAATCCTCATGTTTCGCCTGATGTTTTTACAATGAACTCTTACAATATTAAAATGAACGAAGACACTAATAAAAATGGTTTCTGGAAGTACAACGAAGATAAAATCCTGAAACAACTTGAAGAGTACATTGCAAGTACTTATCGCCAGCATTATGTTGATCGTACTGGCGGTGGAAAAGAACAAACTCTTGATAAAATCAAACATAACCGCCGTGAAGGATTTTGTGCAGGTAACGTAACCAAATATATTGATCGTTACGATACCAAAGGAACTCCTCGTGCAGATCTTTTCAAGGTTCTTCATTACACGATTCTTCTGATCAATCATCTGAACCTTATTGAAAACAAGTGAAACTACAAAACAAAACTATGAAACTTTCTGATAATACTCTGACTATTCTCAAGAATTTTGCCAGCATCAACAATTCTATTCTTGTGAAGGAAGGAAATCGTCTTCGCACTATTTCTGTTGCCAAAAACATCCTGGCAGAAGCAGAGATTACTGAAGAGTTTCCCCGTGATTTTGCTGTTTATGATCTTAATCAGTTCCTGAATGGATTGAGTCTTCACCAAGATCCTGATCTTGATTTTACTGAACAATCGTATTTGAGCATCAAAGAAGGCAAGCGTAGGGTCAAATATTTTTATGCCGATCCTAATGTGATTATTTCTCCTCCAGAAAAGGAAATTCAACTTCCTTCAAAGGATGTTTGTTTCCAACTGGACAGTGCTTCTTTGGAAAAACTCGTCAAGGCAGCAGCAGTTTATCAACTTCCAGATCTCTCTGCTGTTGGTGAAAACGGTGTTATTAAACTTGTGGTTCGTGATAAAAAGAACGATACTTCTAACGAATACGCAATTATTGTGGGTGAAACTGAAGACGAGTTTACATTCAACTTCCGAGTTGAAAATATCAAGATCATCCCAGGTGCCTATGACGTTGTGGTTTCTTCTAAACTTTTGTCACAGTTCACGAATTCCAAGTACAATTTGAAGTATTATATTGCTCTGGAACCTGATTCTACATTCAATTAAATATCATTAAAATGATAAAAATAATAGATGATTTTTTATCTAAACCGTATTTCTCAGAAATAAAAGATAGAATAGAAAATCCTTCTTATGATTTTTCTTGGTACTATAAACCAGACATTACGGATTATGAATATGTTGAAGAAAATGATGAAAATCTAAAACTATCAAAGTTTGGATTTAATCATGTAATAATGATGATGGATAATATTACAGATCCAGAATATTATTTACTATTGACTGGATTTTATGGAAATCTTTTGGAGGAAACTGGTTGTAGCGAATTGATAAGATCTAGATTTGATATGACAACTTTTTCTCCATTTAAAGTGATGCACGCACCCCATACTGATCTAGATTATCCTCATGTAACTTCTATTTTTTATTTAACTGATTCTGATGCAGAAACTGTTATATACAATGAAAAATATGATGGTAATCCGTATCCAGAAAAATTGACTGTAAAAAAGAAAATACTACCAAAAGAGAATAGATTGCTTATATTTGATGGGTTATATTTTCATACTGGATATTCTCCTTCAAAATATAAAAGGAGAGTTTTGATTAACACTAATTTAAAATGAACATCTTTGTAACTTCTCCTTGGCCTGCTGAAAGTGCTCTTTGTCTTCCCGACAAACACGTTGTTAAGATGCCTCTAGAGTGCTGCCAAATGCTTTCTATTGTGGCATCTGATAAATGGGGACATGGGTACGGATCTTTGTACAAAACGGATAACACCCCTTACAAAACTGAAAAGGGTGCATTCCGCAATCATCCTTGTACCAAGTGGGCAACTGAAAGCATCCACAATGCTTATTGGTTGATTAAGCATGGTCTTAACTTGTGCGACGAGTACACTTTGAGGTATAATAAGGTACATTCTTGCTACAAGACTCTTGTGGATGCTTATTATCTTTTTCCCAAGGGGAAGATTACTGATGTGAGTCCATTTGCCCGTGCGATGCCAGATGAATATAAATTTGACACAAGCATTGACACTTTTACTGCTTACAAGATGTATATCGCATCCAAACCTTGGGTTGCATCTAATTATCTTCGTATGCCAGAACGAAAACCTGATTGGATTTAAATTATGACAAGTGAATTTCTTTACGTGGAAAAGTATCGTCCTCAAGTGATTGAGGACTGTATTCTTCCCGATGAAACTAAAAAAACCTTTAAGGAGTTTGTGGAGAAAGGTGAGATTCCAAATCTCCTTCTTGCCGGACCTCCTGGTATTGGTAAAACTACAATCGCAAAAGCATTATGTAATGAATTGGGGGCAGACTATTATGTCATCAACGGATCCGACGAAGGGCGTTTCCTGGATACTGTACGGAACCAAGCAAAGAACTTCGCTTCGACCGTCTCACTTACGGGATCTTCTAAACACAAAGTCATCATCATCGATGAGGCTGATAACACAGGCAACGACGTACAACTCCTACTACGGGCGAATATTGAGGCATTTTATAACAACTGCCGATTCATCTTCACCTGCAACTACAAAAACAAAATTATTGAACCTCTTCACTCTCGATGTGCAGTCATCGACTTCAGCATCAAAGGAAAGCAAAAGCAGCAACTTGCGGGAAGTTTCTTCAAAAGAGTTCTCCAAATCTTGGATCAGGAGAAAATTGAGTATGATGAAAAGGTTGTTGTTGAACTAGTTGCTAAACACTTTCCTGATTTTCGTAGGGTTCTTAATGAATGCCAGAGGTACTCTACTGGAGGAAAAATTGATTCTGGCATTCTTGCATCTTTCTCCGATATTTCTGTAAATGAACTCATTAAGAATCTCAAAGACAAAAACTTTTCAGAAGTCCGCAAGTGGGTGGTCTCCAACTTGGACAACGATGCTTCTAGTTTACTCCGCAGGGTGTATGACGCCTGTTATGATTGCCTTTCGCCCCAGTCTATCCCTGCTGCCGTTCTTGTTATTGCTAAGTATCAATACCAATGTGCGTTCGTGGCTGATCAGGAAATTAAC